CATGTGGGATCCGTCGTTGGGGGAGTCGGGTGCGTGGGCACGGTATGACATTAATGCCCGTTCTTTGTTGGCGTACCGTCCGACGGGTGACACGCATTTGGGGTTGGCTGTTACTTCGGTGGTGAGCGGCACGGCGGCTTTTACCCGTGTTTCCAAGGTAAACGTTGACGAGGACGTTGACGATTATGACGGGGCGACGGGTACGGAGATCCAGTCGTTTTATCAGACGGGCTGGTTTATTGGTAATCGACCCACGTTTACTAAGCGTTGGGGCAAGACGCGCACGGTCATGTTGGCGGATAACACGTTGACTGTCCGTATGGGCATCTACAAGGATTACGATTTGAGTACGGAGGCGGTGACGCAGACCCAGTCTATTGCTGGGGTGACGACTACGGCCCTGTGGGGTACAGCCAAGTGGGATGTGGACGAGTGGGCTGCGGGGGGCACATCGAACATTTACAAGTTCTTCCGTTGGCCGACGGCTGGGACAGCCAAGGCTATTAGTTTAAGGTTCAGTGTTTCTCCTGCCGATGGCAACAGAGGGACGTGGGGCCTAACTTCTGCTGTCGCCATGTACAGGACAAGGAGAATCCGTTAATGGCTGCTTTGAGTGTCACGAATTCGTTTAGTGCTGGTACGTCGATTGTGGCGTCTCAGATGAACGCCAACTTCACGGATGTCGTGTCGTGGGCTACTGGGACGCCGTTTCTTTCTGCGTCGGGTTCGTTGACGACTGTACAAGGTACATTGTCTGTTTCGGAGTTGGCGACGTTTGCTGCTGGTATCAAGATCGACGGGTCGAATCCTGTTATCACGTTTGAGGGGTCTAGCGCGGACGCGCACGAAACGTTGTTGCACGTCACGAATGCCACGGCAGACAGGACGATTACGTTGCCTGATGCTACGGGAACTGTTTCCTTGCAGGGTGACGGTAACGCTAACGATATTCTATCCAACACTGTCTTCAATTAAGGAAAGATAATGGCAACATACTCCAAGGTCAAACTGTCTGGTGGCACGACAGGCAAGAACATCAAGGTTGTTGCCACCGCTACGGCAGGAACAACCATCCATACTGCTGTGTCGGGCACTTCCGACATGGACGAGATTTGGTTGTACGCCTGTAACACCGATTCGACGGACAGGAAACTGACGTTGGAGTTCGGTGGCACTACGTCACCTGACGATCTGGTCGAGGTGACGATTGGTGCTGAGGCAGGGTGGGTGCTTGTGTGTCCGGGTCTGCTGTTGCAGAACGATCTGGTGGTCAAGGCGTTTGCCGCTGCGGCGAATGTCGTGGTCATCAACGGTTACGTCAACCGCATCACCGCCTAACAGATGTTTCGTCAGGACCGCACCAACCCGTCCACCGCTGTTTCTAACTGGCGGGGGCGGCATGACACGCCGAAGGCGTGGCCGTCTACGGCTGTGTCTTCTTGGTTGAATGGCGGCCTGTTCGGCGCTGCGCCTTTGACGGCGTTTGGTGGGATCATCACGCAGTATGAGGATTCTGGTACGACGTACCGTGTGCATACGTTCCGTGGTTCAGGCAAGTTCTATGTTGCCAGCGGTGCGGCTGATGTGGATTATCTGATCGTCGCAGGCGGCGGTGGAGGTTGCGGCGGCGATGTGTCCACGGGTGCCTCTGGCGGTGGCGGTGGTGCGGGCGGAGTCAAAACGGGGACAGGCGTTGCCGTGAGCGCAGGAACGTACACGATCACCGTCGGTGCGGGCGGTTCTGGTTCTCTCACCGCTGCTGTTCCCACGGTGGGTGCGGATTCCGTGGCACTAAGTCTTACCAGCGATGGTGGAGGGCTGGGTGGTGGAGCGTCAAAGGCGGGGGGCGGCGCCATAAATGGCGGGACTGGCGGTTCAGGCGGCGGTGGTGGCGGTAGTTACGACGTTGGCACCACTACGGGTGGAGCGGCCACAGGCGGTGGCACAGGTAACGCTGGGGGCGGTCAGCCCAATACTGGTTCCACCACGGGCGGTGGTGGTGGTGGTGCCAACGCTGCGGGAGGTGACGGAGCAAGCGGGGTAACCGTCGCTGGAGGCATCGGCGGTGCGGGCCAGTCGGGCTACTACGGCATTACGGCTACGACCAGAACATACGCAGGCGGGGGTGCTGGTGGCAGTTGGAGCGGTGTAATCAGCGGTGGTGCTGGCGGCGGTGGAGACAGCGCATTGCAGCCCTCCACCCCCGCCACAGGGGGCGTACCCAACACGGGATCAGGCGGCGGTGGCGGCGCTGGGTACCTCGCCGCACCCGGCGCTGATGGTGCAACGGGCATTGTCATCATCCGCTACGAGGTGGCCGCATAATGGCTGATCCCGCATACATCGACGCAGACGGTGTTCTCACGGACGGTGAGGCATGGGTCGGTATCGCCCACGCATCCTTGTCGCTGCCCGCTTCGACGGTCACATGGACTTCGACTGATGACGGCCAGACGGGCGACTTCAGCCAGTACATGGATTTGGTGATTGTGCAGTACGCTCAGGGCACCACGGCTCTAACCCCCGTACTGCGTTTCAACAACGACACGGGATCTAACTACACTTATCAGGAGTTGACTGGCACGGGTTCCGCTGCTTCCGCTGGAACCGCTAGCACCACTTACATCTTCCAATCGTGGATGCCGCAATCGTCCAGTACCAATATGTTTGGTGCCTGCGTCACCCACCTCTTCGACATCAACTCGGGGAAATACAAGAGTGCGCTCTGTGCGTACGCGTCCGACTGGGACGGTGGTGGTTATGTCGGAATAGTCGCTGGCACTTGGAAGTCGCAGGCTCCGATCTCTGAGATCGACCTTTCGGCCAGCCCCAACTTCTCGGCGGGTTCGATGTTCTCCCTGTTCGGTGTCCTCCCCAGGATGGTGGCCTGATGGCTGTGATCGAGGCAATCGCCACAACGTATTTGGAGGCTGATGCTGCGTCGGTGACGTTCTCGTCACTTGGTTCTTATGAGCATCTGCAACTGCGGATGTCAGTACGAACGGACCGTTTCGAACACGACATGGTCAGGATCAACTTCAACAGCGATACGGGTGCCAACTACAGCCGCCATTACATGCGGGGGTATGCCTCCACCCCACAAGCGGGCGCCGATACGGCGCAAAACTATTCACGTGGCGGGTGGATACCCGGAGCAGACATGGACGCTGCTGACTACGGGACAACAATCGTGGACATCTTGGACTACAAGGACGACGGCAATAAGAACACAACGTTGAACTGGCTCGTAGGTGCTGCGACAGACGGCAATGTCTATCTTGTGAGCGGCTTGTGGGATAACACGGATGATGTGACTTCCATCGTCCTTGTGCCGCACAACGGTTCCAACTTTGTCCGTGGTTCTGAGTTCACCCTGTATGGGATTCAGGAGTAGACGATGGCTGCTTGGACCCACATCGCTCACGACTCCCTGAGCCTGCCCGCCACGACGGTTACTTGGTCGTCCATCTCAGGGTCGTATGACCATCTGTGTATCAAGGCTTCTATGCGCTATTCGGCTTCTGGGAGTGCTGGGCAGAAGCCCGACGTTCTTTACAACGGCAGTACGACGGACGCCGACTACTCCAACACCTATCTGATTGCAAGCACTACCACCCCTACAAGCGGCAACACTGGTGGTAGGGATCAGGCAGCAATCATGCCCACCTCGTCATTCTTGGCTGACACATTCGGCTCTACAGTCATCTGGATACCGCACTACTCCAACTCTGCGAACTTTAAGCAGGCGTTGTCTCAGTCTGTGGCACCGAATAACTCCACGACCAACGATGAGTGGGCGCTTCGCGTCTGTGCGACGCTGTTCCATGAGAACACTGATGCGATCACTGAGATCAGCATGGTTGCTGGCGGGGGACAGAACTTTGTTGCCCATAGCACGTTCGACTTATACGGAATCCTAGGAGCATAGAAATGGCAAGACAGAAGGTTGTCAACGGGGTCTACTACGACCTGACAGCAGAAGAAGAAGCAGAACTGGATGCGCGGGCTGAGGCTGCCGATCTGGACATGAACCATGTCCGAGGTCAGCGTGACGGCCAGTTGCGTGGCTCCGACTGGACACAGATCGGTGACGCAGCGTTGGGTGACCATACCGCTGAGGAGTGGGCGACGTACCGTCAGGCTCTTAGGGATTTGCCGCAGACGTACTCGCGTGTGTCTGAGGTTGTGTGGCCGATGGACCCGCCGACACAGGCTGCTTGGGATGCTGCTGAGGCGGCAAGGCTCGCCGCCCTCTAGCAATGGATCAGCCGTCCGATATCCGCCAAGTCAGAATCCCAACCGTAGCG